TCTTTCCTTCTTCGTTTGGTTGCTTGTTTGCATTCACCCAAATCTTATAAAACATATTCAATCCATTTGGAGTGGATGTTATAATAACCTTTGTTGTTTTTCCACTTGTAATAGTAGGATACACAGAGGAGAAGAATTCTTCTGCTACATTTTGCGGAACATAAGCAAATTCATCAAGAAGAATACAATTAAAACTTCCTCCTCGAATAGCACTAGAAGAAGTAGAACTTGCTAAAACTTTAGATCCATTCTCCAAAACAATTGATCCTTTATTCCATTCAAGCACTCCTTGTTGCAGCCAAAGAGGAAGAAACTCATATGCCATCTTCAATCTACCAAGCAATTCTCGTGCAGTAGTAAGTTTATTTGCCAAGAGAGCAACACTCATGCTTTGATTGAATAAGATATAATGAAGAAGATAAGAAGTAACCGTGGTACTTTTTCCACTTTGGCGTGGCATTTTTGAAATAACAAATCTGTTTTTATGACACAGTTCAACCATTTCTTCTTGAAACTCGTACATAGAAAAAGGAACTGTTCCTTTATCCAATGAGATAATTTTTACATAGTTCTTGATAAAGTAAACAGGATCTGCGGCGCATCGAACATACTCTTCGACCTGCTTCTCGGAGAAATTTATATTTACTCCTGCCGCCTTTAGGTTAGAATTTCCAAGATATCTATCACTCTTACTACTCATTTTCTTGCATACTTTCTAATATATCTGGTCTATTCGAATAAGCATTAGAAGAAGCACGAGCAGTGTTAATAATATCTTGTAATTCTTTTGTTGATCCCACATAGATGGAATTTGTTGTATTAGAAACATTATTCGTAATAACTTCTTGCTTTCTAATCTTCTTCACCTTGTCGTGTAAATCTAAAACTTCTCTGTTTGCTTCTGATAAAGTTTTAATCATCATTGCAACTACTTCATATGCTCTTGGAGAATCTCCTTCTAGAGCAACAGCAAGAACACCATCTAATGCTCCTTTTCCTACATCAACAAGTTCTCGTAGGTTCTTACGAACAGTTTCGTAATCCGCACTTAAATCTTTTTCTAGTCGTTCATCTTCGAGTGGTTTTCTGTCTATAGGAACAACAATTGCATGTACAGGAGCAGAACTCTCTACGGAAGGAATTCCTAATGCGGATGATATAGGATCAATGTCACTCATAATAAATTTCTAAATTACGCCACCCAACCTGTACTTCCTGTAATAATTCCTCCAAGGAATTCCTTATATGTAGTCGTCGAAGAATAATTGGTAATAGGAGAATTTGCACCACATGCTCCAGTTATTCCTGTGGTTATTAAAACATAATCAGCAGTAAATCCAAAAGTATTTCCAGGAACCCAATCCTCATATGCATCTAAATTATTTACACTTGCAAGAACCTTTTTAATCTGTCCGTAATGTTTTACATCACCAAACACATATGTCTTCATTGTGAAATTAAGAGTAAAAGTAATTATTCGACGAGAATCCATGTCTCCTTCATATTGATCTTCTGAAGCAACATTATTTAAATACACAGGAACATCAATCTTATCATTGAGACCACCAAAATTAATAGTAACGACAAATTCAGGAGCAAAATAAGGAAGTATTTGTTCTACAATTCGCAATCCATCTTCCATATTACGAACAGAAATATAAAGTGCAAAGTCAATATTATAAGGAACTTCTGCATAGGCAAAATCTACTCCTGATGCAGGAACTCTACTTCTTGTTCTTGAAAGTGAATTTCTTTTTCTAGCGCCGTCATAAACAAATCCTGTGATTTCAAATCCCATTCTTGGAAGAGTTACTTGTACAGGAGAATCTAAATCTGCTGTAAGTCTTGTGAGGTATTTTTCTTTTGCAGAGTATGAAATAGGAACAAGTATTTGCTTTGTTCCACTTGATTCTACTCTATCAATTTTTATTTGATTGAATAAAGAACCAAATGCCACAACCATTTTTCGTATTGATCCGTTATAAAATGTTGTAAACATTAGTATCCAATCTCCTGTAAAAGTATATTTCTAGTATTGTCCTTCACTAAAAGGATCTTTCTCACTAAAATCAAAAATAGAATCTCTATTTGTTTCTAAGTCCAATTCTGCATTATCCTGTGAACTTTGATTTCCTGTTCTTGTATCCGAATCAGATATAGAAGCAATTATGTAACTTGTTCCTGAAGTTTCTCCTCGAATAATACCTCCCACAACAAATTCGCCTGTTTGCGAGAAAACAGAAACAGTAAGTGTTTTACTAGAAAGCGTCCAATCAGTAGATCTTCCATCAGCACTCGGAGCCAATGTTGTGCCAGAATATACTCGTTCTCCAACTGTATAATTTGTTCCTGCTCCAGCAGTCGCTCCAAGTGTAAGAACTTTCAGATAATCAGAAGCAACATCTACGGCATCATCTAGATCTGTTTCTCCTGTATTAACTTCTTCTCCAGAGTAAACATATCGTTGACAACTTAATTGGAAAATAGATTGCAACCCTAATGGATAGAAAGGAAGTTCATCTTCGACGAATTTAATTTCAAAGAGTGCATGCGCAAGATCAAAGTAAATAAGATCTCCTTCTCGTGGTCTTCCAAGAGCACTTATTGTAGGATTGTGAGACATCACTTCTTTAAATCTGCGCTGTGAAACAACAAACACACCAGCATCAGGAACTTCTAATCCAAATCTCGAAATCAAATCTCCTGTACTCGGAGGAGCAGGAGCAAATCCCGAATCTGGACTATCAAAATACATTTCTATTCTGTTTGCATCTGTATATTTCGAAACGCCTTCTCCGAGTAAAGGATCAGAGACAACTACTTCACGAGGAATGTACAAATAATCACGACCATTTATTTTTATTGCTTCAATAGTGAGAGACTCAATGAGTGCTTGCTCACTTGGCACATTTTTTCTAAAATATGGATTTGTCGCCACTAGAAATTATCCTGTAATAAACTCTGGTGGTTCTTGAAATTTAAGTACTGCTTCTTCTTCAAGTTTTGTGATTTCTTCTATTGCTTCTGTGTATAATTTCTCGCCATTAAAAGTCATATTACCCGGCATTGCAATTCCTTGATACTTACTCAAGTTTGCTCCCCATTGTCTTTTAATAAGTGCCTTTGTATATTTCTTTAACCACAAGTCTCCATATATCTCTCCGTAAACGGAAGGATCTAATTCAGAATATCCTTCGATTAAAAGAAAAGCACCTACTCTGAAATCAGTCCAAGCAGTATCAATGAATAATTTATTCTCGTAACGATTAAATCGAATTTGCTTTTGAGGATCAAGAAGTTGTTGAACCATTTCCATGTACTGCATAGTAGAAACATAATTGCTCATACTTATCATTCCAGAACGAACTCCATAGAAATCATTGAGAGCCATTTGATATCGCACATTAAAAATATTATTTGTGCTTTGCATTCCCATACCAGTTTCAAATACTTTAGTTATATACATGAGTCCTGCGTCAATATTATTTGTATTGATATACTCTTGTGTTACATCATTAGAGGTAATTGCATATTTGTAATAGGTTCTTTTTGAACCTCCATAATTTAATTCTGTAAAATATTGAAGTGCTTCGTCTATGCGATCTTCCACCTGCGAATCTTCTACATTTATTTCAATAACAGGAGCTCCAAGTGCTCGTAATGCATAATCTTTTAATTGTTGTCTTGTATTTACGGTTGCCATGAGTCTCCTGTAGAGTAAAATATTGTATTCTATCTATTTAGTAGAATTTGTAATCAGATATCTCTAAAATCCAACATACATAACAAGTGCCTTTAAGGGCGATCCACTTTATTACTCATTTATAGGAATATACACATGATTACACTTAATCTTACTCTTGATCAAATTAACACAGTTCTTGGTGCACTTGGTGCAGCTCCATACATCAAAGTCGCAGATGTTATTGATGCAATTCGATCACAGGCAACTCCACAAGTCGAAGCACAACGATCTATTGCAGATCTAGAATCTGCTGTAGAAGGCCTAGAACCAGTTCCAGCATAAGTATTCAAAATATACAATAAAGAAACACCCTGTTTTGGATAGGGTGTTTTTATTTATTGTTGTGATTCTAATGTAGCAATAATTTCATCGGCATCAAAAACAGTTTTCATATCATATTCTATAGGACACGCATAATTTTCGCCCTGTAAAGGAAATCTATCCAAATATCCTTCAAGAGTACAAGAAGCATTTAAGTTCAATTTGGTTTTGATATTTATATGATCTGCATAACCAAAAACTTCTGGATGATTTCCTGCCCAACATACCACACTCCGCAAACCAAATGCGGCGGCGGCATGCTGTGCAAACGAATCAATAAATAATCGTTTTTGAGAAAAAGGAATTAAGGATAATACTTTTCTTAAAGGAAGATTTATATCAATAGCATTTTGTAGAACGGGTTGTTCTTTATATTTTAATTGAATTACTGTGTATTTTTCTGCAAATCTATCTACTACCTTTTGAGCAATCTCTAACGGCATATCTCTAAACCAAGAAAATGGAAACATTGGATTATGTACTGCACCACCCGCAGTTTGAACTAGCATAATAGGTTTTGTGAAATTTTTAGATAACCAAATTTCCATTTCCATTTTTTCTAATTGATTAAAAGTAAGAGTAGGAATGTCTGTTGCACACGGAATATTAAAAGAATTACACCAAATACGAGGCAAAGAAACTTTTCTTTCGTAGTATTTTGTATTGTAATACGGTTCGCTTCTGTATACAATTGTATCTTGATTTAGTATAAAATCGTCATTGAAATATGGAGTATTTCCTGTATGATAATGTCTCCATACATCAGAATTGTGAATCCAAGAATCTAACCAAGAACTAACTACTATTAATTTGCGATCAGAATGATACTCTTTTATAGATCTTGCAACTGCACTCGCTTGAATATTTTTGCCTATGCCTCCGTCTATATGAAATATCGCATATTTATCACTCATTATTTATTTTCCTTTATATACTCTTCATAATAAAAATTTTTCTACTATTTACATCATATTTATACGAGTTTCTAGTATCTTTACCCGAGCAGACAATTCTTTTATGGCATTAATTATAGGTAGTTCGTATGCTGTAACAGAAAGTCCGTGAACTCTAGTTTCGCCTCCGTTGTCGAATCCTGCAAATGGAACAGAAGGCGAATGCTGACTTGCCGCAGATATTACATCTTGAGCAAGCATTCCATATACATCAGAATCTCCACGGGGAGAGTAAGTTATTCCTACATCTCTTCCTGGAGTTCCTTCATCGTATTCTGATGGTGCTCTCCATTTAAATATTTTTGGACAAAGAGATTCAATAAAAGCTAGACCCAATTCACTATCTCTAATATCTTTTTTGATTCTACAATCCGAACTGTATGTCCAAGCATTGCTAGCGCCGTTATTATAAATACAGAATGAATTTCGGCCAAGAGTAATAAAACATGCGCCGGCTGATGTGAGGTTAGTTCCTATAACAATTTGGTTATTTCCAGCTACAGAAATAACACAATTTCCAATACCGATGTTGGAAGATCCAGTGGAAGACATAAGAGTCCTATTTCCAAAGGCGACATTATTGGAGCCCGTACTAGAATACATTGCAAAACAACCAATAGCGTAATTGAAGCTTCCACTGGAAAGTGCAAGTGCGGCGTTGCCTATTGCAATATTGTCGCTCCCCGATGTGCCGTACATCGAAGAGGGACCAAAGCTGTAGTTAGTGGAGCCCGTTTGATTTTCACCAGCTCCGCAACCAATAGAGTAGTTGAAGGATCCTGTGTTACCACTGTTTGCCAAAAGGCCAATGCTGAAGTTATTGGAGCCCGTTTGATATGCGCCACTTGAATTTCCAAAAGAATAATTATCGTTGCCCTTATTGTTGCACAATGACCTCATTCCAATGCCAACGTTGGCGCATCCTGTGCTACCATACATCGCCATAAATCCAACGGCCAAGTTAAAAGATCCTGTGCTACCACGCAAAGTTTCAAATCCAATACCGGTGTTTTCACATCCTACGGTAGAAGATTGGTAAAGGGCATTATTCCCGATAGCTATGTTACTACGAACCCTGTTGCCCACTATTAAACTGTTATTACATAACATAAAATTATCAGAAGCACTAAATCCACCACTAGCATTATATTGAATTTGTTTATCTGATCCTGCTACTTGCAACGATGCCCAAGTCAATCCACCAGAACCATCATAAAGTTGTAAAACTTGATTAGCAGATCCAATAGTTCCTGGCAGAGTCCATACCACATTATTAGCAACAGTTGCCGGTGATTTAAATCCAACCCAATTAGAAGAATCTGCGTCAGCAAAACGCAATTGAGATTGAGCATAAAGATAAATTCCACCACTTATTCCAAGAGTTGCGCCTGATGTGCCTAATCCAATATTAACACCAGAAGCAAATGTAGATCCTGTGGACGCATAGAGTGCAGAAGCACTTAATCCACCCGCAACGGCAACAGTTGAAGCAAATCGTGCTGCACCTGTGTGATCCGTTGTTGATGCAAAGGTTGCTCCACCAGCAAATCGTGCCACACCAGTCACATTCAATGCTGAAGTTGTAATACCTGCACCAAATCGTGCTATCCCTTCATGATCCGTTGTTGATGCAAAGGTTGCTCCACCCGAAACAGTAACAGTTGAAGCAAATGTAGATCCTGTTGAAGCATAGAGTGCAGAAGCACTCAATCCACTTGGTAGATTTAACACTCCGTAAATAGTAGCAGCAGTTTGCGCCGTAGATCCAATGACTGTTGTAAATGTACCACATCCCATAGCATTAGCACCAATAACAATTTCATCACAAAGTCCGTTATCAAGTGCTTTTGAGCATGCTCCAATATAAATGCTGCGAGTTGCGTTACAATTCGGTGCATTGTCCGAACTTTCATTAGCACCAGCCATAAATCCTATAGCAGTATTGCAATCTCCAAAGGTAATATTAGACGCAGCACTATATCCAATTGCTGTATTATAATTTCCAGCAGAATTACCGTAAAGAGCATTACATCCAAATGCTGTACTAAAAGAATTTACTCCTCCACCACGACTAACAATACTTCCTCCACCATAAAGACTATTAGAAATCACGAATGCAGAAGAAGCACTTAATCCACCACTAGCATTATATTGAATTTGTTTATCAGATCCTACTACTCCTGCTTGCAACGATGCCCAAGTCAATCCACCAGAACCATCATAAAGTTGTAAAACTTGATTAACAGATCCAGTAGTTCCTGGCAGAGTCCATACCACATTATTAGCAACAGTTGCTGGCGATTTAAATCCAACCCAATTAGAAGAATCTGCATCAGCAAAACGCAATTGAGATTGAGCATAAAGATGAACTCCACCACTTATTCCAAGAGTTGCGCCTGATGTACCCAATCCAATATTAACACCAGAAGCAAATGTAGATCCTGTGGACGCATAGAGCGCCGTAGCACTTAATCCTCCAACAACGGCAACAGTTGATGCAAATCGTGCTGCACCTGTGTGATCCGTTGTTGAAGCAAAGGTTGCTCCACCAACAACGGCAACAGTTGATGCAAAGGTTGCTCCACCAGCAAATCGTGCCACACCTGTTACATCCAATGCCGAAGTTGTAACACCCGCAGCAAATCGTGCTGCTCCTGTGTGATCCGTTGATGCAAAAGTTGCTCCACCAACAACGGCAACAGTTGATGCAAAGGTTGCTCCACCAGCAAATCGTGCCAAACCATTCACATCCAATGCTGAAGTTGTAACACCCGCAGCAAATCGTGCTGCTCCTGTGTGATCCGTTGTTGAAGCAAAGGTTGCTCCACCAACAACGGCAACAGTTGATGCAAAGGTTGCTCCACCAGCAAATCGTGCCAAACCAGTTACATCTAATGCTGAAGTTGTAACACCCGCAGCAAATCGTGCTGCTCCTGTGTGATCCGTTGTTGAAGCAAAGGTTGCTCCGCCAACAACGGCAACAGTTGATGCAAAGGTTGCTCCACCATCAACATTAAGAGTACCAACACTTATTCCTGTGAGTGTTATTGTTGCAACAGAAGAAGCACTTAATCCACCACTAGCATTATATTGAATTTGTGTATTAGATCCTGCTACTCCTGATGACGGAGTAGTCCAAGATAATGTACCCGAGTCTCCCGACACAGTAAGTAATTGATTAGCAGATCCAGTAGTTCCTGGTAAAGTCCATACCACGTTATTAGTAACAATTGCTGGCGATTTAAATCCAACCCAATTAGAAGAATCTGCATCAGCAAAACGCAATTGAGATTGAGCATAAAGATGAACTCCACCACTTATTCCAAGAGTTGCGCCTGATGTACCCAATCCAATATTAACACCAGAAGCAAATGTAGATCCTGTGGACGCATAGAGCGCCGTAGCACTTAATCCTCCAACAACGGCAACAGTTGATGCAAATCGTGCTGCACCTGTGTGATCCGTTGTTGAAGCAAAGGTTGCTCCACCAACAACGGCAACAGTTGATGCAAAGGTTGCTCCACCAGCAAATCGTGCCAAACCAGTTACATCTAATGCTGAAGTTGTAACACCCGCAGCAAATCGTGCTATCCCTACATGATCCGTTGTTGATGTAAAGGTTGCTCCACCAACAACGGCAACAGTTGATGCAAAGGTTGCTCCACCAGCAAATCGTGCCAAACCAGTTACATCCAATGCTGAAGTTGTAACACCCGCAGCAAATCGTGCTGCTCCTGTGTGATCCGTTGTTGAAGCAAAGGTTGCTCCGCCAACAACGGCAACAGTTGATGCAAAGGTTGCTCCACCAGCAAATCGTGCCACACCTGTTACATCTAATGCTGAAGTTGTAACACCCGCAGCAAATCGTGCTGCTCCTGTGTGATCCGTTGTTGAAGCAAAGGTTGCTCCGCCACTTGATACAAATACTCCCGAAAAAGTATGTCCCGTAGTTACTGTAGGCATTAAAGTAACACTCAATACTCCTTCTGTTGAACAGGTGGATGCCGATATATTAGCAGAAGATACACCACTATAAACTTTTAATTTATTTAATTTATAACTAGAATAGTCAGTAATATCTTTCCATACATTAAATGTATTACTGTAGGATAACCCTGGTATTTGGTAGGTATTTTCATCGGGACCAGTGATTGCCATTAACGACCTTTCTTATGCATTTTTAATACATTTGCTTGTAACTCTACAATTTCGGATTTAAGTATATTTATACTAGATTGTAACTCTTCTAATTTAGCGTTTATAGATTTTTTCTGTAAAAACTCAGCAATAATAGTTTCGTCTGCCATAAGAAGAGCTTTAGAATGTGGATCTCTTGTGTATTTTATATTTTTCATACTACACCAC